GCCGTGTCTGCCGGGCTGAGGTTGGGCGTGCTCATGCGCGTTGGCCTAGCCGCGGTACCACCCTCGATGTATAGGTTGGCCGACACGCCACCGCTGCGCACAGCCAACACCTCGACACCAAGATAGTAGGAGCTATCGTTTGTGCTCGCGCAGCATAGGCTCGCGTGCGCGTCGTGCTCCGATATGGCAGTATCAAGCACAACCGCATCACTCGTTGCCAGCACGTTGGTCGTGGTCCCGTCCGACACAATCAACCGGACGATGAATGTCACGTCAGGGCCACCCACACCATCATAGTACGCCCAGTAATACAAGTCGTAGCCGCCCTCTGGTACAAACACGTTGACGGCGTTGGTGTTGTAGTATTGCCCGACCACATTGGTGCCTTCGCTCAACGCCGTTGTGTTTGTCCACACCGTACCGGGCAATGTGTTTGCCCTCATACTACCCGCAGACGTGATCACAGGATGTGCGTTGCTCCAGCCGTACAGCGTCACTGAGCGCAGGTTTTCAGCCAACCCGACAGCAGTGCCATAGGTCACGTATTCATCGGTCTGGTATCCGTTTGTTGACGCCCGGTAGGAATTGGAAGCATAGGTCTGGTCGAAGGTCTGCGTTGTGCCCGCGCTTGCTGTGTTGTTACTTACCAGCCACAATACGCCGCCGATAAGGCTGTCAGCGTCCGCCCTTAATGTGGCCTGCGTGCTAACTACGGCGTCAACCGTGGCCTTGATTGCCGCTTGCGTTGTCACGAGCGCATCCGCGGTGACTTGCAGGGCTGCTTGAGTATTAACTACATCACTAAGTGCTCCCATGGTCCCATTACTATTGTCTGTATCATCAGCTTGCCAGGCAGCTTCCCATGCATTACTTAAATCAACGGTCCAGAAAAAAGTAACGTTTGTCGGATAACTCAAATCTAAATCCTGCCCACTTATAGATGCACTAAATGTATTACTTGCGCTCCAACTAGCATTCGTTAATGGGGCATTTGAGGAAGCCCACGGAGTAGTTGGTGTTGAAATAATACTGTACGAACTGGTTAGATTTCCAGCATTCCATACATTGGTTCCAGCATCCGTGAAGTTTGTTAAACTTGCAGCAACAAGTAAGTAGTTTGTCCAAGTCGCATTCGTGTCCCATGATTTTTCTATTACATATCCGGCCGCTCCGCCTTGCCTAGGCCAATGCAACGCACAGGCGTTCGTTCCACCTGCTAGATAGGCATTTGTGTTACCGGTAAATGTAAATGTGAAATTTGTTACAGGAAACCGACCCAGAAGATTTGTTGCCCACAGCCGATAGTAGTTTGTATACGTCCCGTTTGTGTACGTCCCACCAGCAGCCCAAGTACCGTTGCCATGAATACCCCACATTGGTGCATAGTCTTCAACTGTTATGTCACCATAAAAACGAGTCTTGCCATACAGGCTTCCGGCATTTGCGTAAAACATCAGCCCTGTCACAAAGGCCGTTGCTACTACCAAACCGATCAAGGTCTTTCGCTTCTTCATTGGTTATACTCCTGCGGGCCAGAACTCTGCTACCTGAACCCCATCGCTGTTTACTAATGCCACACCCTTGTTGCCAACGTCGTCCGTTATGAAATCAAACCCTTCTCCTGCAGCGGCGAACCGCGCATCTGACTCTGTCTTCGTATAGTAGTCCTCTGTTGGTGCAGGAGGTACGGAGCCTGCGTCGTCAAGAATGTTATAGCACTTGAAAGGCATCAGGAACGACGCGATCAAATCTCCCGTTCCTGCTTCTAACGCCTTGATCTCGAACCAGCAACCACGCAGGCGCTTGGAAGAAGCAATCGCAGTTTGGTACGCTGTGTTGTCCGCATCGAGTCGGACGCTGACTTGCCCCTGTGTTGGATCTGCGGTACCTCCTGCGGACCAATCACCCCCAACATTGATGTTGGCATTCAGCGTCTTACACATCGGATCGTCAGCATGGCTGAAGTCATTGTCAATCGCTGCGCTGAACGTCTCCGTACCTGCCAGATCGGTGAACGGTGTATTGCTATTGTCGATTACCAGGTTGCAACGTACGAGAGGCTTCTCCGTGTATTGTATTGAAGGATAGTCTGCTTCTGCAAGCGCCTCGCCACTCGAGTTCTGGTGTCGCTTCGTCAGCACGTTGAAGTAAATATCAATTATGCGCTTTGCCATTGCTCATCCCTCTCATCACGGGTTCTCATACGTCCAATCCCATTTCAGCACCCATTTCATATCGGTTGCTTCTATTGACCTGAAAGTATCTGACGCTATCGGGCAAGTGATGTTTGCACCGAGTAGGGGCGCTGCGCTGGAGATGTCCATTACAGAGGTCGTTCGCGTGGCGGTCTGCGCTGCAACCAATGTCTCGAAGTAGTACCAATAGTCTTCAGTGATGCCGAGGCTATCTATGTCGTAGTAGTCTAAGATGTAGGTCGTCATCTGCGCGTATACATCGATCGCTACGGGAAGAAGAGTACTAACTGTCCCCGTGCCTGCAGCTCTCATACGAAGCTGATCAGATTCCCAATATGGAGCAGGGTTGAGAATTGATGCGAAGGCTCTATAGAAGGTCCCTCCACCACCAACCCAAGAGGAGGCTGTCCAGGCAGCAAGGCTTGCGTTACGAACGTCAGTACAATTGGTAAGCACCTGTTGGGTCGGGATGGTCCGCTGCTCGTCGTTCGTGGCCGTAATCCCGCTTGTCTTTTGTGTCCACGACGCAGCGGACATGATAGCCTGCAAGTCCTCGTAGATCCACGGACCTAGAATATCACCAACTTGGATATGCCCGTACGAGAACATCCCATCATTATAGTCGGTCCAGTCGTCAGTGCTCAGATCCCAACTGGTAGCGCGGCGAAACCCATTCGGAAGACCTGCAGCGGTTCGAAACGCAGCGAGCGAGGCGAAGTTAGGTATGCTCGCTTGATTGTTGAAGTTGCCTGTGCGATCACCCGTGTCCGTCTGCGTCCAATCCGCCCAACTGTTGAAGGCGTTCTCCATCCAGACCTGCATTGCATAGAATGGTGAGTCCGTGTCTGCGGAGTCCCGCTTGTGTGCGTCGTCCCCTGCAACGCGCAGGGCGATCTTCAAATGACTCCGACTGGAAATGTCCATGTGCTCATTGAACGCAGTGATGAGCTCGTTCACTGTATCAATATGCAGCGGATCATATCCCGTACCGCTACCAACAGCTGTAAATGGCGTGCTCATGCGTGGAACCTTACCCAATCAACTATGAAGTACCTGTTCGTGTTATCCCATTGCACGACTTTGTAATCCGCGTCGCTCGCGGGAAGCTCGTCAGATGGGATGGACTTCGAGGGACGTTGCTGTATGCTTCGCGTCCTCAGCCCTTCCGCTTCCTTGGCTCTGACGACTTTGGCGATACGTCGTGCTGACGCTTTGTCAAAGTTTACTGGCTTGTGATCGTCTCTTGCCATTATTGCCGATACTCCCGTCGCGAGTCAGGAGGCAACCGGAGCCATTCCCAATCCTTCGCGAACAACGTTTGAAACTCGAGATAGTCGGGGTCCGCCAAGCTGATAACACCATTCTTCAACTTCACGGGCGTCTTGATCTCGGTGTTCTTCTCCCCTGCACCCAGCGTCGCAATATCCGCCATCATGATCTGATGAGGCTCTCCTGCACGCAACTCGCGGAAACCCTGGTCGAGTATCTTCTTGATCCAACCCTCCCACCGAACTTCAAGAGTGATCACAATCTCCCAGTAGGCATAGTACTCGTCGACGGACCCTTCGCGAATTGTGATCTCTCGAGGCTGCATTGTCAGCTCGCGTATCCTTCCTTCGTACGGAGCCATCTGCACACCCCCAACCGTAAGACGCTTCGAATTGATCGTGTTCTTGAACTTCGCGTACTCCTGCGGGGAGAACACTGAATCCTTTTCCGTGCGCGTTATGGTAAGCACAAGATTGTACATATCTTCCATCACTGGAGGGTCGAACGGGTCCCCTGCGCTATTCTCAATCGGATCGGTTGGGTCTCCGTGCGCGTCGCCACCAGCGTACGCATGATCCATCACTGTTTGATAACCCGCCCAACCATACTGAATTTCGTCAGGCTTCTCCCACGGGTAGGTCGTCTCTTCCCAATCTTTGCGGGTTCCGTAATGAACCGTGACAATCCAATGAGTACCATCATCATCAGTGGTATCAATAACAGGATCAATGCTCTCGACAACGCAGGACTCGTCATCGGGGTGCTCGTCACCAATGTTCGGAATGTCCGAGTTGGTATACGCAACGACATAGGCCCCATCCGTAACGTCATCGGTAATGACATGGAAAGGGCGGTCGTACTCGCGTCCCTCTAGGCTCTCGCGCGATCCGCGAGGGGTTCGTTTCTCGTTAGTACTTACTACGCTCATATGCTCACCGTCTCCGGTTGGGGAGCTCTCGCCATCGAGGCAAGCGTCTCGTTGATGCTTTCCAAAGTTTGGTTACCCTTCTCCTGCGCTTTCAAAGACTTATCCTGCCAGCGCATATTGCCCAGCTCAGCACGATGTGCTTCCACTGATCCCTTCTCTGCAGCACCGGCGAACTTGGCCTGCACCGTGACGGCTTTCTTCGCAAGATCGGGAATATCTGTATCCGTATCCTCAACGATCTTCGATGCAGCCTCAGTATCCTTCAAGACGCTTTTGGTCTCCTTGGCTGTCTCTTCCCAGATCGCCTTGATCTTCTCCGCAGCGCGTCCCCACAGATCACCAGATTCCTTGCTCAGGGACCGATACGAACCTTCAATCAACTCCAGTGCACCGAAAACCTCATTCTTCATACCCTCTGTCAGCGGAGTAAGGGAAGGTGCTGAAATTTTAAGAGCAACAGTTCCTTGAAACGCCTTCTCAATCTGCATTCCCATGACCTTCATGACCTTCGAGAAGTCTCGAGTAGTCAATGCGGTAAACAGTGCTTGGAAGAGGGTTGCGATGTTTGGAATCATGTTGTTGAAGATTATCATTGCATTCTTTGCGATGTTCTTCCAGACCTCCAGCCATGATCGCGCCAGCCATCCAATCAACACGGCGAAATCCATCATCAAGTTCTTCGACAGCACTCCTGCATTGAAAAGCATTTCATTCAATGCTGCACGCCAATTGTCCTTGAGGAACCCAACGACCCGCTTAAAGTTCTCTTTCAGCGTATCTAAGAAGGTGAGTATGTTTCCATACACAATATCAATAGCCATGCTGACCTGTTCCCACGCGGCCTGCCATACGACAACAATGATCCTCCCCACCTTAACAACTGTCTGCCAAGTTTTCTTGAGCCATGCACCAAGCTGCTTCAACATATCAATGAAGCGTTCCGTTCGCGTCTCTCCCTTCCCGAACGTATCCGCCATAGATCGACCAAGAACGACCATACTGACGATCAGAAGTGCTAACGCAGGAATAAAACCTGTTGAGATCAGCGCAGTAAGAATACCAACGATCTTCAGCAAGCCAGACATAATTAGCATCACGGGACCAATCGCGGCGACCAAAGCAAGAATAGAAACGAGCCACTTCTTTGTCGTATCGTCCAAACTACCAAACCAAGTGGCGACGCGCTGCAGGACATCGACGACGGACTTCAAGTTAGAAGCGAACAGCTCAGTCGTTCGTATCCAGTTCACCTTGATGATCGTAACAAGACGCTCGATCTGGAATGTGAGTGACTTGGTCTGCTCCTCGAACGCGTCCATCGTTGAACCCGCACGCGCAGACTTCTTCGCGATCTCTTCCAAGTCACCAGCGAATGCACGTCCCTCATCTCGAGTCAGCGACAGGGCAGCTTTCAAATCCCTGATGCGGAATCCCAAGTTCACCAAATTCTTTGCACCTCCCTTGGTCTCCTTGGACAGGATAGCCATTGTCTTGCCCAGACCAATCGTACTCAATGCAGCGAACGCAGAATCAAAGCCGTACTTTTGAAATAGTGCGTCGAGCTCCGCGGTTCCCTTAATCATCCGCTGTATCATGCGGTTCATCGCCGTGAAAGCTTCTGCCGACTGGATACCTCCCCTGGTCATGGTGGCTATGCCGGCAGCGATCTCGTCAAACTCGATGTTTGCTGCAGCACCACTCGCGACGACGGCACCAAGCTGGGTGGCCAGCTCCCCGAACGTCAGAACACCCTTTTCTACGGTTTTGAACAGGATGTCCGACACGTCACCCGCTTCCGCTGCTGATTTGCCGTACGCGTTGAGTACGGCAGTGATAGCCTTCGCTGCGTCCGCGGTCGACGCAAGTCCTGCGCGTCCTGCGACGGTAGCTGCCTCAAGCACCTCAAGACCCTGCGTCGCTTTGAAGCTGGCGGAATTGATATTGTACAGCGCGTCAGCGAGCTCCGTCGGACTCTTACCGAGGGTAGTGGCGAGGTCGAGTGCAGCTTCAGAGGTAGCGCGAAAGTCTTCCTCGTTCTGCCTGGCGATGACGTTGACGTTCCGCATACCCTTCTCGAAGTCTGCGAAGAACTTCACCCCAACACCACCGGCAGCGAGCAATGGGAGAGTGACTGCTGTGGTCATCATCATACCCATGCCCGCCAGCTTGGCGCTTGTGACGTCCGCTGCAGCACCAACGCCCATGACCGCCCCTTGTGCACCGGTCATGCTCGCGTTGAATGCCGCAGTCTTTGCATTCAGAAGAACGCCGATCGAGCCTATGTTACGTATTGGCATCTTTCTTCCTTGTCTTCTTCTGCCGTTCCTCTTCCTGCTCGTCCCACACCTTCTTCCACATGAGGAAGACGTTCTTGATCTGCGATTGCGTCTTTCGCGCTTTCTTCACGAAGGGGTTCGCGAACTTCAGCAGGAACTCGTTTACCTGGAAGGGGCGTCGCTGCTTTTTCGAGTCGCGGTTGATATTGGCAAGCAAAGCCATCAACCGAGCAAAGTGGAGATCCATCCTGCGAGGCTCTCCCGGCTCTACTATGTCGAACGCCATCCATTCTACGAATTCCCTGCTATCAATTTCGCGTTGTGCTCGTGCGACTGACATCCCGAGCTGCCTGGCAAGACGAAACCAGAACTTCCCGTCGGGAAGCTTCTCTAGTTTTTTGCCGCGTCCTCGATCTCACCTTCGCCGATACCATTGAGCTGCCGTGCTGCTTCGAACAGATCATCCAGCACCTTGCCGGACTTCTCGTTCAGCGCCTTGACGTCCTCGGTGGTGAACATCAGCTCGCCACCCTCATCGACGATGCACTTCTGCAACAGCGCGACCTTCAAGCCGCGCACATTGACCTGACTACCATCCTTACCCATGCGACGGGAAGTGCAGATCTGCTCGAACTGGTCGCGCTCATCTCCGCTCAATCTCTTGAGTCGAACGAGGCACTTCCATTCCGGTACTTCGACGTCCTCGAACTTGCTATCATCCAGCGCGAGGATCTGTTCCTTGGTCAGTCTTGCGAGCACTACCTTCTCTTCTTTCTTTGTAGACATGGTTAGTCTCCTTTCCTTCTACTTACGCCGAGATCGTGACGGGACCGGTGACCTTGATGGTGACCGCTGCTTCCATGCGGTTCTCCAGCGGATCAGTCGGTTCGTAACTCGTCAGGAACCCGTTGAACGTCCAGGTCGATGCTCCGCTATTCGGGAACGTAATCACGATCTCCGAAGCTGCCGAGGTTATCGGTGGAGATGTCCCCGGTGCAAACCCGATCTGGCAATTCAGCTCACCCCAGTCGACCAGCTTGGCCGGCGTGAAGGTATGCGCGTTGTTCGCTGTACCCATGTGACTGGTGGGGATCGGCTCCCGTGAGGCGTTCGGCGGGGAGACGTCCAGAATCTCCGCCAGGAACCCGCTCTCGAAAGTGATCGTAGTACCTGTGCCTATATCCATTTCCTGCTCCTTTCTACTTCTGTTCTCTATATGCTTGAAAATTCTGCACCCAATGAAAGCGCAGATTTTCGTCCTGCTTCAAAAACATCGCATCGCTTACCGCGAAGATACCCTTGTAGTTTACGCCATCTCCAGTGGTGAACCGGCCCCACCCTTTGATGTAACCAGCAATGTCATCGATCTTGCTCTTGGTTTCGAGATACGTCTTACCCCGCACCTGTATTTGAATCTGCTCCATGTGCAACGACTCGATCGAGCGGTTCTGGAAGCGGAGTGGTTCTGGTGCGATGGTGTCCCGAAGCAGCACAATACGATCAGACACGTCACCAACGTCGGGCATCCGCGCAATATAGATCGCCCAGTCGCCCGTCCCTGCGAAGGTCATGCTGTTCTCGCTGACCAATTGATCTTTCACATCTTCTGTTACCGGATTCATGGCATGTCTCCTGGGCTACCACCGGTGCTCGCTTCACTCACAATGTCGTTCAGCACTGCCTCGCGCATATCCTCAACGGCTTGCTGCAGGAACTTGGCCTGCCCGACATTATGCTCAACATCCAAATCCTCATGCACGTAGATGGCATAGAACGCTCCGAACCCGATCATCACAGTGGGCTCTCCCTTGAACATGTTGGCGTCTCCGACTATCTGCCGCGCTTCGTCCACCGTCTGCTCGACACCCTGCTTGATTTCCTCCGCTGCAGGACCTTTGTAATCCTTTGCGTACTTCCCGCTTGACCGGCCCCATGTTATGAAGCCGCTGCTCCGAAGGTTGCCCGTGTTGATGGGGGTAAGTTCCTGCGCACGTCGCAAGATCCGAAAGCCTCCTTTAATCATCCCAGCTTTCGTCTTGTTCTTGATGCGACGAATCTCAAGGTTCAGCGCACCCAGCACTGCCTCGAGACCTTCAACCTTTGCACCTACCATCGCCATCAGATTACATACGCCGTATACAGCGTCTCCGTGTTTCTCAGATTTGGTGTCTTCGCCAACTGCTTGATCTGACGCGCTCCATCTATGTTGCGCGGGTCGGTCGTCACCGCATTATCCTCTTCCAAATCAACCAGAGTCCCTTCCCATAGATAACCTTCCAAGGTCAGCACGCGATCTGGATAGATGATCGCGGTCGACAGCTTCTCTTCTCCGGACGGGTCAACGAAGATCTTCTGTTCGTCGTCCCACCTGCAGGAGATCTCAACGGGAGCAGTCCACGTAAATCCAGCGTGACCATCCGGAACGGGAGTCGCCCAGTAAACAGCTTTCTGCTTCCGCATTCTGGTAATGATGCTCATGCGTCCTCCGGATCAATCGTATACAAGCTGGCGTGACGAACCCCGTCCTGCGCCTGCTTGTTCAAGCGAGCGAGCGCGCCGGACGTATCGACGATCATTGCCTGCTGCCCGTACATGGTCACCTGCAGGTTCAGACCCAACTTGTACTGATTGCTGTCAGCGACTGGACCTGCTTTCTCTGACGCCTTGCGCATATCGCGGATTGCCACGAAGTGCGCAGCAAGCCAACGCTCGATTTCCTTCTTGTCGTCTGAATCCAGACTCGAGTCCGTGCATTCGCTTGACACGATCTTGTTCGCGACATGGATGAAAGGCGTCAGGTCATCTACGGAACTATCGACCTCGATAATCGCCTTGACTTCGTCCGCTGTTACTCTAGCTGCCATGACGTGTTCTCCACCATTCAGGGTTCACAAATTCTCGTGCAGCGCGGTCGTCCCATTGCAAGCCCAGCTCCTCAACGACTTGCTGCATCTCGCTGAAGTCTCCCTCGACGAACTTGGTCGGCCATACTTCGCGTATGTCCAAACCAGCATCGTGCATTTCCTGGAAACGCTTCTTGTGCTGGTCAATCCAGAACTGCCAGCCCACTACGTCATCGTACGCTCGCATGAATGTCGTACGCAGACAGGAGTAGATGATATCCTCGTCAGCGCGACGAACGATAATCCACTTCGCGTTTGGGAACGCCTTGTGCCACAGCGGCCAGATCAAGCAGAGTTTCGCACCCTTGTAGAACCAGGGACCACGTCGGTAACCCTGCCACTTGAAAGCCCACTCGACCTGTTCGCGCAAGTCGGGGATCTCCATCAAGCAATCCGTATCGGGCAAAGGGTTCTGCCCCAGCGGATCACACTCGATGCTCGCAAGGTAAGGCTTGACGATCTTGTTGCGTATCTCTGCGTTCTCGAACATACCCTTCTTATTGAAGCGGTTCGGTCCGCTCATGCTTCCACCGAACGCACCACACATGTTAATGATGCCGGCGGTCATGCTCGTCCCGCTTCTCGCGCAACCTGTAAGAAGGATAGGGTCTCTCATCGCCAGTTCTCCCTTACCCATTGATCGTCGACTTCGACTGGTCGGGGATTGCCATGGAAGCAGACAATTGATGTTGACTCCGGAGGAGCGTTATCGGGTTGCTTGCCCAGGCAATGATTCTTGTACGACGCTACGTTGATCACTCTCTGAACGATATGAGGCTGCTGCTCATACAATGTCCACAGTCGTTGGTGAATGAACTCCTGATCCCACGGAGGTCGTCCGATAGCGTTCAGTATCTTCCCGTTCTCCTTGCAGAACGCATCGTACAATCCAGAGTAGTCACCTTCCCACGCCATGACACCTGACGCCCTGCGCTCGGGATGCCTGAACCCACGCAGCATCATGAAAGGCTCCTTCGCCGACGCAAGCTGCTTCAAGTTGCCGACGATGACGGTGTCCAAATCGAAGTACAATACACGCCCCTTGAACAGGTCGCGTCGGAACAGCTCCAGCTTACTCCACCACCCGGGCCATCCCTTGAGCAGCTCGATCTTCTCGCAACATGAAATGCTCATGTCAGACAAGCATACAAAGCGATGAGGAATCTTCAAGTGCCTTGCTACTGACGCCTGAAGTCGCTGCACGTAATCCTGATCGAAGTCACCTCCGCTCTTGAGCACGCAAGCAACGGTCACTACTGGACCCTTCGGAGCTTTCGTGGGCTTGACAACGCGCTGTGGGACATACCCTGCTACAATCCCGATGCGCTCGTTAATGTCTTCCGGAGTAGCATCCTCGGTATCGACGACGTCATACCAATTCTCCCGCGCCTGCGGAGGGCATGCGTACCAATAGAACTTCTTGTGGAAGTACTTATTCCAGAGAATGACCGTGGGTTTCTTGAACACTGTGGACATAATCGTAATACCACTGGGGAATCCAAGCACCGCACGCGCAGACTTCAGCACACCGAACACTTCTTCCAGCGTGGTCTCCCCGGTCAGGTTTACAATGATGTCCTCGTTACCGTCCACGATTTCGCGCATCAGGTCGGTCTTGTCCCACTTCGCTCCGATCAATACGATCTTGCACCCCGACTGCTCTGCAACTATGCGCAGCGTTGCGCGGATCTTCTCGACCGGGAACTCTTCAAGCCATTGTGCATACATTCCGTGCGGCATGAAGTAACCAACGATGTAGTCACCAACACGTTCCTTGAGCTCTTCCCCATACCACTTCTCCTCGAGGCTCTCGAACATCGGGAACAACCAATCGACTGGAAGGTCACCGTCGACGTCTTCCAACGCCTGACCATGTCGCAGGATGCCGTTGTAAGCAATGAAATAGTCACAGTCCTCAACGCCCTCGAATATAGTGCGTCCGCTCCAGAGGTATGCTTCCTTCCAAATGTCGTTACCTCTGGTCTGGTGGTTCTTGTAACCAACAGCGTTGACGAACGGACAGCGACGCACGTACTCAATGGAACGATCCCTGTCATTCTTCTCACCCGGGGAGGAGATCAGAACGTCGACCATACCGAGGTTATGTGCTTCAGCAAACGCGCGGACCCGAGTCAGTGACCAATAGATGTCGCCAATGCCTGGCGGGACCAGAATGGT